CCCCAACCCAGCACACCCGAAAGCAGGTCACATGAGCACCGAAAGCACCACGAAACCCGCCAGGACCGTGCCGGACGGTGTCCTGGTCGGGCACCTCACCCCAGGCACGGCCGCCTGGGAGGAGGCCCGCGCCGGCCTCACCATCACTGCCACCGAGATCGCGGCCGTCGTCGGCCTGTCGCCGTGGATGAGCCGCTTCACCCTCTGGCACAAGAAGGCCGGACTGCCCACCCCGCCGTTCGAGATGAACCCCGCCATCGAGTGGGGAAACCGGCTCGAGGACGCCGTCGCCGACAAGTGGCAGGACGAGCACCCCGGCCAGCTGGCGGCCCCGGCCGGCACATGGAAGCACCGAGAGCGGGAGTGGCAGCGTGCCACCCCCGACCGGCTCATCTACCCGCAGTCCACCGGCGAGTTCGACGTCCCCGAGCAGGCGGTCGGACTGCTGGAGGTGAAGACGTCCCCGTTCGGCGACGAGTGGGGGCCGGACGGCGCCGAGGACGGGGTGCCAATCCACTACCGCTGCCAGGTCATCTGGCAGATGGACGTCCTCGGTCTGCGCCGCACCGACTTCGCCGTCCTCATCTCCGGCCACGACTATCGCGAGTACATCGTCGAGTACGACGAGGCCGAAGCGAAGATCCTGCGTGACGCGGCGGAGCGCTTCCTCGACGACGTCCGCCAGGGCAACCGGCCCCCCATCGACGGGGCGACCGACACCTACCAGACGATCCGCGTTCAGCCGGACGGGCTCGAGGACCGCGACGTCGAGATCGACTTCGGCCTCGTCTGCCGCTGGGACGACGCCTACGAGCAGCTGGCCAAGGCGTCCGCCGCCCTCACCCAAGTCCGTGGCGAAGTCCTCGACGCCATCGGCAACGGCCGCCGCGCCGTATGTGAAGGCCGCCGCATCGCCTACCGCACCGTCCGCGACGGCCACACCCACAGCCTCCACCCCTACACCAGCAGCAAGGACGCAGCATGAGCAGCCAGATCGGCAACGCCATCGAGAAGCGCGACAACGGTCCCGCCGCCGTCGTAGAGAAGTACCGCAGCGACCTCGAACTCGTCATGCCCAGCCACCTCCAGCAGCGCGTCGGCGCCTGGATCCGCAACACCCAAGGGCTCCTGCGGCGCGACCCCAAGCTGATGGAGGCCGCACAGAACGACGTCGGCCAGTTCATCGCCGTCCTCATGGACGCCGGCCGCCTCGGACTGGAACCCGGCACCGAGCAGTACTACCTCGTCCCGCGCTGGAACAAGAAGAAGCGCGCCACCGAAGTCACCGGCGTCCGCGGCTACCAGGGCGAGATCGAGCTCATGTACCGGGCCGGCGCCGTGTCCTCCGTCATCGTCGAAGTCGTCTACAGCAACGACCAGTTCCAGTTCCGGCCCGGCCGCGACGAAAGGCCCGTCCACGACATCGACTGGGACGCCGAAGACCGCGGCACCCTGCGCCTCGCCTACGCCTACGCGGTCATGAAGGACGGCGCCACCAGCAAAGTCGTCGTCCTCAACAAGGGCCACATCGCCAAGGCCCGCGCCAAGTCCGACGGTGCCGACAAGGACTGGTCGCCCTGGAACACCGACGAGGAAGCTATGTGGCTGAAGACCGCAGCGCACCGCCTCGCCAAGTGGGTCCCGACCTCCGCCGAGTACATGCGCGAGCAGATCCGCGCCCAAGCCGTCGTCGAGAACGAGCAGCGTCCCGAGCCCCTGCCGATCGGGATCCCGACGCCCGCGCCCGGAACGGTCGACGACGAATACGACGAGGGCCCCATCGAGGGCGAACTCGTCGACGACTGAAGTCGCACCAAACATCCGGTCGCCCGCGCCCCATAACCCATGTGTAAGGCCGGCCCGCGGGAATCGGGCCGGCCCCCCAACCAGGACATCACAGCCTCAAGGAGCCCGCCATGGCCCGCAAGCTCACACCCGCCGAGCGTCTCGCTTCCGCCGAGAAGGATCTCCTGCTGGAGGAGATCGCCGACCAGTCCTCGTGGGACCAGTTCCTCGTCGAGCAGGCCGTCTTCCACTTCGGCCAGCGCCACGACGAGTGGTCCTGCAACGACCTGCGCGACGTGCTGCCCGAGCTGGGCCACGGCTTCCTCGGCGCCGCCATCAACAGCCTCCGCACCGGCGGGATCATCGCCCACACCGGCCGCATGGTGCCGTCCACCCAGGCCAACACCCACGGGCACCGGATCGCCTGCTGGCGGCTGACCGACAAGGGCCGGGCGATAGCTGCCAAGCGGCAGGCCGCCCGCATCGAGCAGAGGCGGGCCGCCGCATGAACCTCGCCTGGCTGGTCCCCGTCGCCCTCGCCCCCGGCGCCGTCATGGCCGCCCGCACCGCCTGGCGCCAGCGCCGCCACCTCCCCGCCGCGGCCGACAACCGGCCCCCTGTCGACACCACCGACCTGTGGACCTGCCGCCGCATCAACGCACTGCCCACCGCCAGCCGGAAGGAGAAGCCGTGACCATCGCCGACCACACCCCATCCCGCAATTGCTACCTCCACGGATGCCGCCTGCCCGAGTGTGAGCTCGAAAACTACCGCTACGCCAAGCAGCTCAAGCTTGAACACCAGCGCGGCGAGCACCGACGGCAAGACGTCGCCGAGGTCCGCGCCCACATCCAGCAGCTCCTCGACAACAACTGGTGGCTGGCCGAGATCGCCCGCGCCTCCGGAGTCCCCAGCTCCAACTTGCAGAAGCTCCTCACGGTTTCGAAGAGCACCCACCGGAACACTGCCCGCGCCATCCTCGCCGTGTCCGTCGTGCCCATCCTCCGCACACCACTCGGGGACCGCGTGCACGCCCTCGGCAGCATGCGCCGGCTCCGCGCCCTCGCCTGGCTCGGCCACCCCTGGATGGACGTTGGTCAGTACGCCGGCATGACCCCAGACCGGCTCGGCGTCATCGCCAACGAGCGCGTCGAAGTCATCCGCCCCGACGAAGCCCGCAAGATTTCGGCCGCGTTTCGAAGTTTGTCCACCAAGCCGGGCCGCATGAAGCAGATCGCCACATGGGCTCGCAACCAAGGCTGGCACGGCCCGCTCGCCTGGGACGACATCGACGACCCGGCCTGCGAGCCCGAAACCGACGGCATCGACGAACTCGCGGCCAGCCGGAAACGCAAGGTGTACGCCGACCCGGCCCGCGTCGCCCGCCTCACCGCGCAGGGCATGTCCGCCGAGGAAATCGCCCAACGGATCGGCTGCCACAAACGCACCGTCGTCCGGGCCCGCGGCCGGGCCGCAGACAGGGCGGTCGCCGCATGAGCGCCGACCGCTACGCGTGGATGGACAACGCGCTGTGCGCCCAGGCCGACCCCGACGAGTGGACCACCGGCACCGGCTCCCAGGTTGCACCCAAACGCATCTGCCAGGACTGCCCCGTCCGACACCAGTGCGAGGCCCACGCCACAGCCCTCCACGCCTACGACGGGCTCGCCATGACCGGCGTGTGGGGCGGACGCAGCCGCAAGCAACGCGAAGACCAGCGACGGCAGATGGGGGAGGCGGCGTGACCTGGCTTCCCGACGACATCCGCCAGCAGGTCGAGCAGCTGCTCCGTGACGGCCGCAGCGACCTCGCCGTACACCGGCAGACCGGCGCAGCCCGCACCACCATCGCCCGCTACCGCAAGGCGCTAGGTCTGCCCGGCTACCGCACCACCCCAGACAGCCCGGCCTGCCACCACGGCCACCCCTTCCCGCAAAACCTCGGCCGCAACGAGAAAGGCCACCTGACCTGCATCGAATGCAGGCGCGCGCACTGGCGGCAGGCCGCGGCCCGCAACTACAGCCCCGCCCAGCCTGACGAGGCGGCCATCCTGCGGGCCGCGGCCGGGGATCCGCCCGAGCGGCTCACCCCGCGCGAACGGGCCGCGGCCATACGGCAGCTCGACCGCCGGGAACTCTCGTCCGCGGTCATCGCCGAACGCGTCCGCTGCACCCCGCGCACCGTCCACCGCGCCCGCGGACGATCCAAGGCGGTGGCCGCGTGAGGAACCGATACGCCACCCGCCAGGCCGAGACCGCGGTCATCCACGGCGACGGCACCCGCCACTGCGCCTGGTGCGGCGATCACATCGACCCCATCGACTGGTGCGCCGAGTGCAAGGCCAGCCAGAAGCCGTGCGCCACAGCTGGCGGACCACACCGCCGACTCCGCAAACGCGCTGACGCCGCCTTCTGCGACCCAGGCTGCCGAGCCTCCTACGCATCCGACGTCAACGGATCAGTCGGCCCGCGACGCCTAAGCCGATTCAACGCCTAGCCCGCACACGACAAAGCCCCGCCGAAAGGCGGGGCCCGGAAGACGAAGGAGGAGGACGTGACGTCAGTCGGAAACCGTGGCCGGCTTCTCAACCAGGAGCCGCTCTTCACCGAGGGCAGCCAGGGCTCGCTCGTAGAAGTCCATGCCGACGATGACGGCGACGCGCTTCCCGCGGCTGGTCATGACGGTCGTCTCGTCGTAGTAGCGGGCGCGCTCAATCGCATCGGCGAGCGAGTTACGCACGTCGGCGATCTTCTCCTGGTGCTCCTTCTTGGGCGCGGTCATGTCGGGAGTGTACCTCATGACCATGGTGTACATCAGCGCGGTGAGCGCTTTGATGTACATGAAGCAGCGAACCTCCGGACCACATTGCACCCCAAATGCGCGAGCCCAATTGGTCATGCGCAATCAACATTGCACTTCCACATTGAGGGACAAATGGCCGTCTCAAAGCGTCTCCGGTACGAGATCCTCCGGCGGGACAACCACACCTGCCGCTACTGCGGAGCGTCCGCCCCAGACGTCCCGCTGCGCGTCGATCACGTCACCCCCGTCGCGCTCGGCGGCACCGACGAACCGAGCAACCTCGCCACCAGCTGCGAACCCTGCAACAGCGGCAAGAGCAGCAGCACCGTCGACGCCGCGCTCGTCACCGACGTCAGCGAGGAAGCTCTCCGCTGGGCGTCGGCGATGACCCAGGCCGCCGAGAACCTCCGCAAGCAGGAGGCCCCGAAGCTCGAATACCGCGACGCCTTCCTCGCCGAATGGAACCGCTGGCACCTCGGCGAGGACGACGACAAGAAGGTGCCGCTCCCCGAGGACTGGAAGCAGGCCATGGACCGCTTCCGCGTCGCCGGCGTCCCCACCTGGATGTGGGCCGACATCGTCGACATCGGCATGGCCAACCAGAAGGTCAAGCCCGACAGCACCTTCCGCTACTGCTGCGGCATCGCCTGGAACAAGGTCAGCGCACTCCAGGCGGAGGCGAAGCAGATCGTCGGCGCAACGGGCCCCGTGACGGCCATTGGCGATGCCCTGACGCAAGCCGCACTCGACATTTGGTTGAGCGAGCAGGACAGCGAGATCACTCCCGAATCGCGCAGCCACTTCCTCGCCAGCATCGAGACCTTGCGCGAGAAGGAGGATGCGCCTCGCGTCCTCTCAGGCGCGCAGCAAGCAGCATGGTGCGGAGCGACCGACGCCGCCGGCGCACTGGCGGCGAACGACCACGAGGAAATCTTCCACCAGTGGTGGTGTTCCTGGTTGGGCAAGGTGGGTGACTACCCGCCCGAGGATCGCATGACGCGCATGCGGGAGCAGATCGACACCTTGCTAGCCGCGGGCATGAACCGCGCTCGCATCATCCGAGCCGCGGTCTACGCCGGCTCGCGCGGTTCAGGGCTGCTCCACTTCGGCCTGGACGCCCAGGAGCAGGAATCCGTCCGCGTCACCGAGTACGTCTCAGTAGCCATCGAAGCGTGGCGCGACGCCTTCTACGTCTCCGCCGCCCGCTGGCCAACCGACGCTGAGCGCAACGCCTTCCTCGACACCCTTCACCGGATCACTTGCGATGGCGACATCTACATCGCCGATGTCTACGCAGCGTCGGCTGCCGCGGGCGCATACCAGGACCCCGACTTCACCACGTGCCTCACGCGGCATCTGTCGGTCTTCGAGATTGCCGCGCGCCCGCTGGAAGGTGCTGCCTGATGGCCCGCATCCGTTCCATCAAGCCGGAGTTCTTCACCTCCCTGACGATCGCTGACCTCCCGCTGTCCGCTCGGCTGACGTTCATCGGCCTGTGGACCTACGTCGACGACAACGGAGTTGGGCCGGCGGACGCCCGGTTGATCCGTGCCGCGATCTGGCCCCTCGAAGAGGCTCCGGACATCCTCCAGAGGACTCGCGAGGATCTCCAGAGCCTTCAGGAAGCCGGTCTCATCGCCCTGTACGAGGCCTCCGGACGGCCGCTCGTGTACGTCAAGAGCTGGGACGAGCACCAGAAGGTCAGCCACCCGCGAAAGCCGCGATTCAAGGCGCCCCACGAACTGCCGCACGTCTCTGACCAGGACTCTTCCGACTCTCCGGAGGATTACCAGAGCACTCCGGAGGACTGCGAGAGCGCTCCGGAGGATGACGCCCTTGAGCAGGGAGCAGGGAGCAGGGAGCAGGGAAAAGGAATAGAGCGGAATTCGGAGGCTGGCGCCTCCGACGCTTCCCCTCCCCGCCCCGACGTCGAGCGCGTCTGCGAACACCTGGCCGCCGTCATCGAGAAAGGCGGCGGCAAGAAGCAGCGGATCTCCAAGACGTGGCGCAACGACGTCCGGCTGCTGCTCGACGTCGACGGCGTGACGGTCGACCAGGCCATCGCAGCCATCGACTGGGCTCATGCCTCCGACTTCTGGAACGCGCACATCCTCAGCCCCGGAAAGCTCCGGGCCAAGTACGAGACCCTCCGCCGCCAGGCCCTCGCCGAACAGCGCAAGCGCGCCCCGCAGGGACCGTCGACGGCACCTCACGACACCAGCCAGATGACCGAAGAGGAGAAGAAGAATGCCCTCCGCATCGCCTGAAGAGCTCAGCCCCCGCGAGTCTGTGCTGCTGGAGCGCCAGTCGGTTGCGATCAACCGCTTCGACGACGACACCCCGGACATCTACCGCAAGCCGATCGAGCTTCCGCGTCAGGTGCAGGACTGGATTGCCGGCTGGGGCGGCCGGTCGCTGTTCCTGACGGGCGCGATCGGGGTCGGCAAGACGCACACGGCGTGGAAGACGTGTCGCCGCTGGCTGGAGGCGCAGTACGCGCCGGGACAGCCGTGGCAGGGAACACCGATCATCAAGCCGTTTCGGTCGACCGCCCTGTTCGACGCGCTCCGCCCGGATGCCCCCGAGGGGGAGGGGCGTTCGTTGGTGAAGAAGCTTCAGCAGGTCGACCTGCTGTTCATCGACGACCTGGCCGCGGCCCGCCCGTCGTCGTGGACGCAGGAGCGCCTGTTCGAAATCTTCGACGAGCGGTACATCCGCAGGCGGCCCGTGATCATCACGTGCGATGTGCTGCCCAACGCCCTGTCCGAGGTGACCGGGCCGCGCGTCGCCTCCCGCCTCGCCGAGATGTGCGGCGACAGCATCGTCCTCCTCGAAGGCCCCGACCGCCGCCAGGGGGTCGCCGCGTGAGCACCGACATCGACGTGTGGGGCCCCGACGAGGCCACCATGCCCATGCCCGTCGGCAATGCGGAGGCCGAGAAGATCCTCGCTGCAACCGCCATGGCCGACCCCGGCTGCGTTGACGACCTCGCCGCAGGAGGCTTCGACCCCGCCGACATCGGCGACGAGCGGTACCGCATGGTCTGGTACGCCGTCGAAGAACTCGCCTCCACCCTGGCCGCCTCGGCGATCCGCTGGCAGGCCGTCGCCCACAAGCTGCAGCAGTGGAAGGCCGAAGGCCGCATGGTCGCCCGGCCGCTCACCGAGACCGAGCTCGGCGAGCTGTACATGTCCGCCCACCCCGGCGCCGCCGAGTACTGGGCGACTGAAGTCACCCGGGCCGCGGTCGCCGGCCGCACCGCGGCGCTCGGCGTCAACATGCGCGTGCGGGCCACGAACCCGGCGTTCGATCCCGACACCGATGTGGCCGCCATCCAGGCCGAGGTCGACAACCTCGTTCGCCCGGCCGGTCAGTCGCAGATGGTCGATCTTGGCGACCTGCTGCCCGACGTGCTGGTTCGGGCGACGACCCCGCCGACGAACGAGGACCGGGTGCCTACCGGCGTCATCGACCTGGACGCGCTGCTGTCCGGCGGGTTCGCCCCCGGCCAGATGGTCGTCATCGCTGCCCGGCCGGCGATGGGCAAGACCACGATCGCCGCCGGGTTCGCGCGGGCCGCCGCGATCACCAACAAGATCCCGTCGGCGATCTTTTCGCTCGAGATGGGCCGCGACGAACTGGCGACGTCGATCCTTTGCGGCGAGGTGAAGATCGCCCTGCATCACGTGAAGCAGGGCATCGTCGAGGACGCGATCGTTGCCCGAGCCGCGGCGAAGCTCCCCGAGTTGGCCGCGGCCCCTCTGAAGATCGACGACAACCCCTACCTGACGCTGCCTGGTCTGCGCGCCAGCATCCGCAACTTGGTTCGCACCTTCGGTCTCAAGATTGTGTTCATCGACTACCTGCAGCTCATGCAGGCGCCGCCGGCCGAGTCCCGCCAGGTCGCCGTGTCGATGATCTCCCGCAACTTGAAGCTCATGGCCAAGGAGTTCGGCATCACATTCGTGGTGCTCGCCCAGCTGAACCGCGGGCCCGAGCAGCGCCAGGACAAGGTGCCCATGGTGTCCGACCTGCGCGAGTCCGGGTCGATCGAGCAGGACGCCGACATCGTCATCCTGCTCCACCGGCCGGACATGTACGACCGCGAGAGTCCTCGAGCCGGCGAGGCCGACCTGATCGTCGGCAAGCATCGCGGCGGTCCGATGTCTACCGTCACCGTCGCTTTCCAGGGCCATTTTGCTCGTTTCGTCGATATGGCGGCCACCTGATGGCCATCGACCCCGCGGACATCGCCGCGATGCGCGAGCAGGGCGACCTGAAGGACTACCTGCTTTCCCTCACCGGGCGCGCCCCCGCCAAGCCGAAGCCGGCTGCTGCGGAACCGGCCGGACCCAGTTACCACATCCGCCGCCCCGGGGCCTGGCCGTGCGGCACCGCAGCCTCCGGCCCCACCCCGCGACCATGCGGCGGCTGCCCGCCAGCCGCCCCGTCCGCTTGACCCCTGCCGCCGCCGGCATCACACCCCACCCCGGAAAGGACCACCACCGACATGACCAGCCCGCTCACCGAGCAGCAGCTCGCCGACATCCAGACCCGCGTCAACGCCGCCACTGTCTGCCCTGACGCCGAGGTCAACGGCCGCCGGGACGGCCAGCACACGTGGACTGGCTCGCTCACCCACCTGCGCTGCGAACTGTGCGGCTTCACCCGGCCGCGCGGGGAGCGTGCCGAGGAGACCGCGCTGCTGCTTGCCGAGATCCGCCGCCTGCGCGCCGAGCTCGCCCGCCAGGAGCGTCTACACGGCGACACCATCGACGACCGCGACCGAGCCCAGGACGCGGCCGACAAGCTGGCCTACGCCGTCGCCTCGGAAGACGTCATCGGCGAGCACACCGCCGACAACTCCCCGTGGGCGAACGCCCTCGACCTGGTCACCCCGAAGGCCACCGTGGACAAGCTGCGCGCCGACCTCACCGCCGTGCGTAGCCAGACCGTCGACTGGGCTGCCGGCGTCGTCGACGCCAAGCTGACCGCCGAGCCCGACCACAACCGCGCCTCCGCCCTGTACGAGGTGCTGCTCCACCTGCGCGGCGAACTGCCGTGCACCTGCGCCCGCAGCCAGGGACTGCACGAGAAGACCTGCCGGAAGTACGTGCCGGGTCACGAACTCCTCAGCCCGGTCCTGGCGCTGGCCGCATACCGGGCCGAGCGCCCCGCCGCCGTCCCGTCTGTGTGAGGAGCCGACATGCCCACACCCGCTGAGGAGCTGGCCCGGCTCCAGCAGCAGATCGACCGCTGCGACCCGGAGTCCCTGCTCGATCTCCTGGACGCCCGCCGAGAGCGGACCGTTGCCCGCCTGCGTGCCGCTGTCGCAGAGCTGCGCGCGGCCACCGACACCCGAGCTGCCGCGCACGAACGGCTCGCCGCCCTCGTCACCGCCGCCGCCCGTACCGCGACCTGAGGAGCAGCATGACCACCACCGACGACGCCCCCTGGCGCAGCGAGATGTACACCCAGCCCGCAGACCGCCCCGCCGAATGGGCGCGCATGGCCGCCGAACTCGCCGCCGACGGCCGCACCCTCCCGCAGATCGCCGACGCCCTCTGCATCGACGAGCCCACCGCCCTGCTGCTCCTCACCCCGGTCGCCGTCTGATGCCCGGCCCGTGCGACTGCCGCCACTGCGCCACCCCGGCCGCCGCAGTCGAGGAGCACACGCCCGAATTGATTGAGCTGCCGGCCGTGCCGACACCGATCCGCGTGCACACCGCGGACCGGTCGCCGTTCGACTGCA